ATATCGCCAAAGTCAGTTGCGAAAATTAAAGAGTTCCATAGGAATATTCTATAACCATTGCCATTGTTAACACCAAGAGTAATGGTACATGTGCCGTTCGTTGCAATTTCATAACTTACTTTTGACGGGACTGTTGGTTCTTGTCCACTATAACCCCAACATACTAAGCCACCACCATTAATAGTAATAGCAGAAGTTGGTCTAAGTGGAGTTGCAAATGTAATAGTTATATCTCCGTTAGTAGTAGCTTTAAAGTAAAAGCGACCATAGATTTTACCAAGTGTACCACTTGTATTAGACGCACAGCTAATTTCATTAGTCTGAATTGTACCTGCACTTATACTAGCAGTAGGTGTGGTAAAAGTAGTCATTTTAAAGTAATTAGATAAATTGGTAACAGCAGTGTTAGCATTATTAGCCGTAGTCTGAGCAGACGAAGCAGTACCCTGAGCAGTGTCAGCATGCCCGTCTACCTCATTAATAGCAGATACTAAATCAGTTTTCACGTCAGTGGTAAGATTTGCAAGTGTACCAATAGCAGTATTAGCACTGTCAGCTTTACCGTCTGCACCAGTTGCAGTGGTCTGAGCAGTATTAATACCAGTATCAATTTTTTGCATATCAGAGTTATAATCACCAAGCCAAGCAGGTTTATCCGTACCTAGAAATTGGCTAAGTTCATAATGTGTAGTTTTATTAGTTGAAGCCATAATATTTATCCTTTCTATCTATATTATATCATATTAGACTAATATTGTCTTGCCATACTTATCATAGTTAAACGCAGTCAAGTCGTATGCGTCATAAGCAGTGGCAGTTAAGTCTAGTGCGTCATATTCAGTTGCAGTCAAAGCTTCTTCACGGGTAGTACCGTAGAGATTATCAATTACTGTCTGAAGAGGACTTAAGACACCAGTCGTAGGGTCGTAAACCGTAATTTGACCTAAGGAAATATTTCGAATTTCGTCCTCTAGTCTAGCACCTAGTGCGTCCGTATAAGCATTGGCTTGTACAAGAGCAGTTGCTATCATAGATTGAAGCTCAATTTGAATTTCAACAAAGCGATTTGAAATGTCAAGGTTAATTTGAGTTTCGAAATCTGTCATTTCGTCTTTTAGAGCTTGCATTTCAGCTTCTAATTCCTCAATTTTACCTGTATATTCCTCAATAAACTTTGTGTTACTATTTAACTGAGCAATCATTTGATTTAACTTTTTGAGAATACCTAGTAGATATTCCACGTCAGTCATCATATCCTTAGGGTCTACACTGATAGGCTCAAAAAACCCTATAGGTGGAATTTTTGGGTTAGGTTGAAAATTTATTAATGCCATTTATACTCCTTTCTTAATATAAGCCCATAAACAATGGCTCTAGCTCATAAACTATTTCAGTATTCAAAGCTCTGATAATGTCACGGTATTGCTCTATCATTTTCTGTGACGTAGCAGAGACACCCGAATTTCCTTTAATAGTTTTAGTATAATTTTGCGTACCTTTGGTCTGAGTACTGTCTTGCATGTTATTTTCAGTCTCATTAGCACCTGTAGAGCTTGCATATTTACCTTTTAGAATGTCACTCTTATTAATTTGACCTTGAGGGGTATCAGAATTAACTGTAAGACCTGAGCCTATAGAATTAGACTGTGAATTACTAATGTTATCATTATCACCTGTATAAATCTCAGAATAATTAACATTTACGAGTGGGTCATATTTAATAGACGCAGAATAAATTAATGGTATATAAGTTTCCATTATTTCATTCATTTTATCTTTTGTAAATAGCATAAACTGACCTATTGCGTCTGTGCCTATTTCTCGAGTATAAAAATGGTCTACAATTCTTTGTGTTAATTGAGCTTTACTCCATACTCCTTTATCTTCAATGACTTTAATTTCTTCAGGTGTAAGATAATCAGACAGTTCGTATTGTTCAAACCATGATTTTACTTCGTCTTCACCGAAAGTAGAAATTAATTCTCGTATTTCCATAGTATACTTAGCCATTTAACCCCCTTTCGATAGTCTCTTCAGTGCGTTTTTCTCTATTGTAATCATTGGTAATGCTTTCGTATTGCTTAATGATATTGTAAAGGTCAGAGCGTACTTTTACGTCAATAGCTTTTTTACCCATAAGACCATACTTTTCATTAAATTGTCGGCAAGCCTCTTTACGTGGAATTAGAAGTGCTTGTAAATTCAAGTTTACCACTTCATTATTAGAGTTAGCCTCATTCGTAATTAGTCTCTCTTTTTTCTCAGCTAAATTATTTAATCCCATAAATGTTAAGAATTCGTCCCATATTTTTACTTTATAGTCCATAATATCATTAACGATAAATGGTGCGTCAGTTTTAAGAGACTTGAGTGCGTCAGGTGTAATTACATTTTTATCTGCAAAAATAGCAGGTGTATTACCGTCAAACTCTTCGTACATTTTCTTTAATGTAAAGTATTGTTTTTGGTCAGTGGTAATTAAAATAGGTGTTCTCTGAGCTTTAATGTTAACGTCTGCAGTCCTCTGAGCCTCTGCTAACCTATAAGCAAACAGTTCTATAGTACTGGCAGTTGGCACTCTTTCGTAATTATTCATTACTAAGATACATTCTTTGCCACGTTCTTCGCCAGTATCAGTCATATATAAACTACGTCTTTGGTTAAATCTATATGAGTAACAGTTAAGTTCTGTAGGTAAACCATAAATATTGATATACCCACCGTCTGCACACATAGTATTGATAAAACCATAATCGTCGTCATATAATAATGTTGCTTGACCATTATAGTAAAGGCACATTTCCAAAAATCTAGCATTACAAGACGTTGGCAAGTTCTGCCACTCGAACATAGATAGACATATCTTTTTCATACGTTCAAGATAATCTACATACGTTTGATTATTAAGCAGTATTGCGTCTCTAAATGCGTCTTTTGGTGGTACTTTTCTTATTTTCTTATTCATATTTAACTCACTATGGCATTATTTTGGCTATAGTCCATAAATGTACTAGGGTTGTGCCAAAATGTTACACCATTATCAAACATTGATTTTATTTCTTGCATGTCGCCCTGTGGAATATCACCCTCAATATAGCAACCCACAGTCTTTACATAATTCCAGTTCGTTCGACCTGTTACGTTAGGAATTTTAACACGATTAACTTTATACCCAAACATACTAAAGAATTCGTCTATAGAACGGGCTACCTCAGCCCGTACACTCATACAGTCTACAGTAAAGTATCTATGCCAACCTATCATAATATCACTAGAATTAGTATTTCCGTTAGCTTGGTCAGGGTGTGCTTTAGCAGACTGCATTTGAGCCATGACACCACCGATACCACCTAACAGGGAATTAGCAGTTCCCGTAATATTTCCTGATAAGAAATTAGCACCTGCAGAAATTATACCACTTGCCATACCTAAACTTACGTTCGTAGCATTTTGAGTTAACCAGTTAGTATAATAATCTGTAGCCCATGCACATACAGGGTATTTAGCACCTGCTATACCATATTCAAAAGTTTCGGTATTATCATTTCCTTTATAGTCTACAGGACAGAGTTTAGTAGTACAACCTTGACCAAGTGCGCCACCCATATAAAATTTAGGTGTAGCATTTTTAAAGTCTTCGTATCTAAATTCTGTATCAATACCTGTATTATTTGTAACATAAAGGTATGAGAACGGGTAACAGAAAAGTTTATTATTTTTAGGAGTATATCCATTAACTTTACTAGGTCTAGTAATAGTCGTAGTATCAAGCAGTGATGAAATATTTGAGCTATCGGCAGGGACATAAATATTAATGCCACCACCACTTACTTTAATAGCACCTTGAAAAAACTCTTTAGGTGCTAAGAATATTGCCTCTATTTTATTACCGTTTTGGTCTGCATTATACTCTTGAATTAATAACCTAGCTTCGCTTATACTACATACACCAAAATAATATAAACCACTAAATACACCATTATATTCACTATTGTAATAGTTAACAGCCTCATGAATTACACCTGTAAGACCTGTTACTTGAAATACAATAGGATATATCCATGATATAGTATGATTTTCACTATCTTTTACAGTTTTATCAGGCTTAAGAGTAGTAGAAGAATTAATTACATACTCACCAACCTCTAAACCTTCATAGATAGTGTTAGCACCTATCGTATCGTCATTAACATGTTCACGTTCCACAAAGGTACGTTTAAATGTTAAATCGAAACACCATGTGTTCCATACGTCAGTTTTAATCGTAATTGCACTAACACTGTCATTAATGTATTCTATGTTTTTAATATAAGCATAAAACCATTTATTAGAATAGTTATCATTACGATACATAACATAATTATAATTTATTATATCGTCAAACTGAGCAGGAAAACGGATAGTACCGTCTTTTCTCTGATATGTAAAATCATTTACTGATAGTTTGGGTAGGGAATTAAAATAATTATACTGAGCCGTAGCATTTGCAAAAGTTAACTGGTTCATTTCGTCAATTTCCAGTGGTACTTTCAGCAAGTATAGGTCAGTTTGTGGTGTTATAACAGCCATTTAATCTCCCTTAAAGGTGGGGAATTTCACCCCACCATTATTAATATTATTAGCTATCAGAGCCAGAAGGTGTAGGCTCTTCGGTAGTATAGACTTTACAGTTAGCGAATAGTGAGTAATTTACCATTCTTGTGTCATTTAAGAAATAAGTCCAACAACGTGAATTGGCATTGAAGAATTCGTCCATAGCAAAGTCTTGAGTTTTAACTTTAAACCATGCTTTATCACAAATTACAGCCTTAATCATAGACCCGTCTACAGCAAGCTTACCGTCTTTATCATATTGGTCAAAGCTATCGACGACATAAATTTTTCCGAGTAGCTCTGAGGACGAAATATTGAAGGCTCGGCTAAGCACTTCTACGTCAAGCAAAGCCTCTACGTCGGCAGAGATTAACACCACAATATCCTGTGGGTCAGTCCAAGTCTGAAGAGCAAATGCGTCTTTACCTTTAACGTCTTGCCAAGCATTGTACTTAGTAGAAGGAATTTGCATTTTGCTATAATCAGCACGCATTTTGCGTACAAGAGCTTTAGCAGTTGCCTCGTTAGTAGGGTCAGTAATAACTTCGTATTTAACTTTACCACCCTTAAATGCTGAAAGTGGCAAACCTTTCATCTGTTTCCAACGGGTAATATAACAGCCATTGTAAAGCGAGTTAACCATGCCTGAGATAAAGCTTTCGAGATTATCCCAAGAAGTAAAGGCATTACGAATTTTGTCTCTAGTAATAGTTACTTTATATTGCAAGTCAGAATTTACAGCAAGGTATTCGGTTGCGATCTGTGCTTCGTACTTTTCCAATAAACCTGCAAAATCGTTTACGTCAAAACCATAAGGGGTCGCTGGGTTAACGTATGCCTCTTCTATAAAATTCCCTAAAGGCATTCTTTCGCCTTCAAGTTCTACTAGAGGGTTATTAAAGGTTTTGTTATAAACTGCAGTATAAACCACTTTTTTGAGAAGACCTACAAAGTCATTCAAAACGTTTAGGTTTTGAGTATCCAAAATAGGTGCGCCAAATTCACCGATAGTGGTACTTTCGGTTACTACAGGTACATATTGGTGATAGATACTGTTTTGGTCTACCGACATTTCACGCATTTTGTTTAATGCAGTTTCAAGTCCTTTAGACGGATACATATTATATGTCCTTTCTTATGTCGCAAAAGATATATTTTACGACTTTATTATAAATTAGTATTAATGAATAAAGTTGCCATTCTTATCGAACGCAGACTTTAAATCAATTTTAGGAGCAGGTTTTTCTTCAGAGCTTTCTTTAGTGAATGCTCGCTCCACGGGTACTTTCTGGAGTAAAGCACCATTAGCAGACACTAACTTTTCGTTTCTATCTTGTAACTTTTTAATGCTTTCGTCCCTATCTTGCAAGGTTTTCATGTTTTGAGCATTACCAGTCAAGATTTCACCGATAGTATCAGAAATCATGGCAAAATTTTCCTTGCCTAAGGTTTCCTCAATTTTACTTGTCAGCTCTAGTATTTGATTATCGTCCATACTTTAATTATATCACATTCTATTCCGATTACGCAATTTTCTAGCATAAAGTACCCACGGAAAATTAGACCTTTGGGCAGGTGTAGGAGTAGGTGGAGTAGTGTGCCATTCCTTATATCTAAAAGCACCTAAGAAATCTGTAGCAGTATATAAGTCTTTAACGTTAGCCGTAGTACCACCTGCAGGGTTTGAAGTCGGGGGTGGCGTACCACCACTACCCTGATTTTGTCCTAGAATTGCAAGGTATCCACCTTTAGAGGGGTTATAATCTTCGTCTGCAAAACCGATATGTCCTGCAGGGTTAGCACTGGTAGCATTATAGACTACTACATCACCCTGTTTAACGTCACTTAAAGAGGTAATTAAATCAAAATAGGTTGTACCATTATATGATACATTTTCATTTCTTTTTAGTGTCCAACACCCGTACGCATAGCCATTTCCAGTTAGAGGATAACCAGTTGGAAAACCTACATTATGCCAAAATTCTGCACATAAGTCCCAGCACTGGTCACCATGTGCGCCGTCTGCGTCATAACCATTACCTGATACTGCATTTTTCCATGCAAGGTATGTGTCAATCGGCAATACAACATAGCCTGTATAAAATGCCATATTATATCCTGTGTTCTATATCGTCATTTTCATAAAGCCCTACACCTTTAGGTGATGTCCACCCGTCATAGACGGACTTACCTTTATTATATACTAGACTGTACCACGTCTTGGCATAGTCATTCATGGCTTCACCGTATTTAACAGTATTCTCACACTCTAGCATTATTTTGCTCATGGTGTCGCCTTTGACTACATGCCACTGAACGCAATTAGATATAGGAATTGGTGTAGGGTCAGGTTTAATATATGATTTAGGTCTGAAAGCACCGACAAAGGTCTTTAGGGAAATATTAATTATGTTTGCAGACGCACCACCACCGTCACAGGCAGACCCGCCCTGATTTTGTCCTAGTAGAGAAATATAACCGTTATTATAACTACCCATAGCCATACCGACATGACCATAAGTACCCGAAGAGAAAATAACCCAGTCCCCAGTCTGTAAGTCTTCAGGGTTATAAATTAAATCAAATTCATTTCCTGCATTGTATTCTTTACAGTTCCAAGAGCCTTTTGCACCACCTGTGCCACAGGTAGAAAAGTTACGTCCTGCGTAATTTTGGAAAAATAAATCTGCCAAGTCCCAACATTGACTGCCGTAATGACCGTCTGTATCCCAACACTTACCATAAACATATTCTTTAAATGCCTGAGGTGTTTCTGTTGGTGCATAAATAAAACGTCCCTGTCCACATTCTTCACCCTCATTACATTCTGCTAATTGGTTAGAGGTTACTTCTTCGATAGTTACAATATCTTCGTCTATAATCTTTTCACCGTCTATGAGTTCGAGTTCGGCAGGGATTTGTTTTTCAGCAATTTGCATACCAAAAGTGGTTTCGATAGAAATACCACCCTCTGTAGGTTTAATAACTATCCCTATACCTGCACCTGAAAATATAGCAATTAAAAATGCAACAATACCTGCTATTATTTTCTTAATAGGTAATTTTTTATCTGACTTTTTAGACTTTTTCATATAGTCCCTTTCTAGACCTTACAGTGGTCTGATTTTAAATATTCTATATCTTTTTGGATACGTTCTATACGTTCATTCATAACTGCTACGTCTTTAGCATTCTCTGCAAATTTCTCTGCGTAGTGGTTATGTTCGTCTAATCTTTTCTTAACAGAATTTAATTCAGCAAAAAGATTATCGAATTGGTCTTTTTGGTTTTGTTCTCTTTTTGCGTCCTGAATTGCCTGTTTTTTCGAAGTTACAAAATATGTAGAAAAACCACCTATAAGAGTGCCTATTAGTCCGATAATTGCTACAATGATTTTTACTGTGTTATCGTCCATATTTACATTATAGCATAAAAGGTGTATAATACATATAGCTAGTTAATATTCTAGCTGTGTATGACCATACTACCCTGTTATTAGTGTACCTACAGGGTAGTTCTTTTTATCTGTTAAACCTGTGGAAAACTCATGCCAAAAATCTTTGTAAATACTATTGACAATGTTGATATTGTGGAGTATAATAGAGGTATACCATTTAAAAGAAAGGACGACAAAATGGATAAAACAAATTTAGACAAATTAATGAGGGAATACTACTACGAGAAAAATGACGTAGAAGATACAATAGGTTTTCTCTATACAATGGCAGACCTCTATAGACAATTAATCGAGCCTGTGCCTACTCATAGTGAATTAGCACCTGAGGCAGACGAAATTATAAGAAAGGATAAATAATGGAAGATTACTTTAAAGAACAAGCAAAACAAGCTCAAAAAGATATTGACAAGATTAATAAAGACAGTGAATTTATCAAAAAGCAACGTGAAGAAATTAATAAATTATTTGATAATTTAGAGGTATAATATGAACGGTGATATGTTAATAGTTAATGAATTACATAAACTAAACGAAAAGCTAGAGACATTAATTGAGGTACTTAGTCGTGAAAAATAGGGTGGACGAATTAGAAAAAGCACATAGAGATTATGAGTTAAGACGTAATGAAATATTAACTAAAATCGTAACCATACAAAAAGATAAAAGATTAACAAAAGTTTATCAAGAATGGTTAAACCAAATTGAAGAATTTATTAAAGAAAGGGAAATATAATGGTATCTAAAAGAGAAATTTTAATTAGGTTAGTAGACGTAGAAATGGAATGTATGCACTACGAAGAAGATATTAGAGAGCTACAATTAAAAGTCGAAAAACTTGAAAATAAAGGTAAAAAGAAAACCACTAAAAAGACGGTTAAGAAAACTACTAAGAAAGGCAAGAAATAATGAAAATTAAGGTAAATTATATAGAGGACGAATATACTAATTTATATCTATGGTATGATAAAGAAAATGATACTTACCACTTAGAGCATATGGAAAGGGTTATGATTAACATACCGTTTTAGGAGTAAAATATGAATTATTTAGCAAGTCAGAAATTGTGGCGAGTAGTCAAAGAGCCTAACGGTTACTATTATGAGATTAGGCTTAAAGGTATGACTATTGACCGTATCAGAATTGAAGAGCCAACTTTAGGATATTTAAAACGTGAAGGGTTGATATGAAACTACGGAATAAGATAAAGAGAGAGCTGATGAATGAACTGGTCTATACTCTTAAAGAACACTGTGAAGAAGAATATATACCAGAAAAATTAAGGGTAGCACCAGATGTTAGTAGTGTATGGAAAGCTCAATGGGCTGATTATGTGTTATATGACATAGCTGGTGAGTTAGTAGAAGATATGATTAGAGTTTTACAAAAACATGCACTAGAAACTTTTATTGGAGGTGAAGAATGATAATTGACCACACTCACCCTGAATATAAGAAAAGAAGAGCCAAGCAAGGTTTCGGAAAGTATAATGGCGCATATTATTATTCAAAAGATATAGTAAAATATATTATACCAAACGTTAAAACAGATAGAAATTGGGTAACGGTTAGAATGGAAAATTTACCTATTCCTGACCACTCGATAGTATTTATTCATAATAACCGTAACCCTAACTACTATGCTTATTTAAAACAGTATAAAGATTTAGTATTAGTCACCAGTGTGCAACATACCTATGAAAATATGAAATTCTTTTCTGATAAAGTAATACTACTACCTTTATCTGTAGACATTAAAAGTATAGAAAAGTATAAGATTAAAAATAAAACTAAGAAAATGGCATTTGCAGGACGTAGGCTTAAAATGAATAACCGTATACCTGACGAATGTGATATTCTTACAGATATGCCACAATCTGAATTAATAAAGAAAATGGCAACCTACGAAAAAATTTTCGCAGTTGGTAGGACGGCTATGCAGGCAATAATTTTAGGCGCAAAAATAGAAGTATATGACGATATGTACCCTGACCCTCGATTATGGAAGCCGTTAGACTGCTCTGAGGCTGTTAAGATATTGCAAAAAGAGTTAGATAAAATAGATAATATGATATAATTAAATTATAAACAGGAGTTTTACTATGCCTTGTGGTGGTAAACGTAAAAAGAAATAATCACTTAATGGTAAAATCAGTATCAGCAAGTATTACCCCACCCTTAACGTATTTATATGTAAGTTTCGGGTGGAGTTTTTTAAGTTCCTCTTCGGTTGCACCGTTTTTCGAGGCTAAATTTACCATTTCATTTAGAGTTAGTCCCTCTGTGGAAAAGCCTTTTTTAAAGTTATCAAAGGTAATAAGAGGTGCAAGATATTTTGGTAACCCTGCTACAGTGGCATTAACCTTGCCGTCACTTTCCGTAATGTAACATTTTTGCCTCACCCCGAGAAAACGGTCAAATTCTTCTTCTAAAGCCCATGCACCTAAAGCATAATCGTCTAAATATATTTCGTCTTTTAATTCCTCTAAATCTTCTTTTGTAATCAAGGCTTTTATACTATCAGTGTCAGAGTAAACATAGCAGTCTTTACCATACTTTTTTATAGAATATTCCCTAATTTTCATAGAAGTGCGCAAAACATCTTCACGTCCGTATGCTGTTATAAAGCAAGCGACTGGAATGTATACAGGCTCTCGCTGTTCCTCGGGTAATAAAGAAAATCTAACTACACCTTTATCGTCTAAGAATGGTGCTTTTTGGCGAGCATTAATAGATAAACCAAAACGTCCATACAGAGAATTTAACATAAGTTTAGCAATTTGACGCATTGGTTTATTTCCCTCTTTACCTGCTTTAATTTTTTGTTCCGTCCAGTAATTAATATAATCGTCAAACATTCCTGTACATTGTTTAAATTTCCACCCACCGTGGTAGGTTATATCAGTGACATTATAGTTTTCTCTAAAAAGCTTATAGTCAGGGCTACATAAAGATACTGTAATTAATTCGTCTTTTGAATTTACTAAATATTCGTTAGGTAAAAATGATAGATTATTTTTGAGCTGTATATTTGGTATCTTACCTTTACGTAAAGAAAATTTACAAGTTAAAGACTGTATAAATAATGGCATAGCAGGGTCATATTCGTATTTACCCTCAAAAAATACAGGTCGCCCGTACGGTAAGGGCTTTTGTACCATTTTACTAGGGTACATTGAATTCTTGTCAATCGTAATTCCTTTACCTAACTTTTTATCCTTATAAATTGGGTTAAGATAAGTAAAACCACCTCGGTATGATAGTCTGATGTCTTCGTCTACGGCTTGAGGTAATATAGGAAAACGTTTACGGAAAGCAGGGACAAAGCTCTTATAAGAATTGAATGCGTCACCTGCAATAGTCATCTTATTTAGTCCCTGTTCAAACATAATTTTTAAAGCACGGCTCATAATTTCTACGTCATTTCGTATATAGTCCACCTCTTGTTTCGTCAATTCATGCCCGATTTCTCTTTTGGCTTTATAGTCGATTTCTAGTTTAGATATAGGTAAAGCAAAGCCCTCGGCTACACGTTCCACAGAAAAGTTAGGAAATATCTTAAGACTATCTAAAATACGTACTTTATTAGTATGGTGGTTTTTAACGTGAAAATAAATTTCTATTGCATAAAACTGTCCCATATCTGTAATAAGAGTGGTAAAGGTATTGTCCCTACGTTCCTTTTTATCTGTAATATGTTCAAAGCCATTGTGAAGTAACCAAGAGATTATAAAAGCACCGTCAAATTTTAGGTTATGAAAATAAAGAGTATAGTTTCTCTTAGGGTGCGAACAAAACTCTATGAATGTAGAAAAATCATTTCCATATTGAAAATCTGTAGGGTCTTCGATAGCACATACTGCCCAAGCCCACACTCTACAGTCTTTTTCGTCCGTAGTGGTCTCGAAATCTGCTGTATAACCTATCATTAGTCCTCTATCAAGTCGTCCCAACCTAACTCTTTAAGCTGTTGTATTTCCTTTTGACTTAGATTTTTTCGTTTAAATCGTTCTGATTTATCAGGCTCAGGCTCAAAACTTTTCATATTTTTATTAAATTCTTCAAGAGCCATGCCTTTTGCCATTTCCTCTTCGGCTTTTTTAGCTTTTCTTATCATTTCGTCTTTTTCTAACATAACAGTACTAATTAATTCTCTTGCGTCCTCTTCAGTGGTAGATAGTTTAAAATCACCGTCACTTTCCCTTGTAGGAATATAAAGTTCATAAATTCTACTAATTAAATTATTTTGACGATACATTGTTATAAACTGTTGGGGTGTTAATTTATCAAAACCCTCGAAAAACTTATTAATAGTTTGATTATCGTACCCGAGGTGTCGCATAATTGTTTCTACTTCGTTAAGCCAACCCCTATATTTTGCAGATTGCATGTAATTAGCTTGTAAACTTTCATTAATAGTAGCCTTATAAGTATTAAATTGTTGTTGGTTTAGGTCAGATAATTCTAACTCAAGATAGTCTCTTTTAGCTTTTAGATTATTTAAATATTCCATTTTAGAGACTTGCATTGGTGTGTCAAGAAAACGAGCTTTACTGATTTCTCTATCATAATAGTCTTTTGCAAATTTAATATTTTTCTTTAAATAATCATATTCCCATTTAATAGCTTTAGCACCACCTGAGGTTTCTATAGTTTTTAGTCCCTCGTCTGCATTAAATTTTGCAAGTAGCCTAAGTTCCCTATTTAAATCTTTCCTAGAAGTATAACGTGATTTTAGTTCACTCACCGTTTTTAACTCAGGTAGGTGTGTAAAACCACGTTGCTTTGCACGTTTTACTTTTTGATTAAAGCTTCTAACTTCCCTATATATTTTTGCATTATAATTTTTATCATATCTAATTGCCATTTTATACCTCCACTTGGCTTACGGTGGCTGTTCTAAGCGACATTTAACTTATCTGCAAGGCAAGAGGTTTATGCGAAGATATTATTTCCCTTGATAAGCACCACGTTTTTAATTAAGCTTGATATTCGTCGTCATAGGATACTTCGTATACCTTGACTGGTCTACCACTCTTAGTGATTTCTTCACCTTTGTATTCTACCCACACATAAGAGCCTTCAGGAATGTTTTTAAATTGGTTGGCTAGTGAGGCAGAAGAGAAAACACCCATTTTCTCACCGTCTGCAGTTTCGATTACATATTTTTCTGCTTGACCATATTTACCGTCAAAGATTTCTTTTTTAAGGTAAACACCCTCAATTTTAGCACCTGCGTCTAAATTTTTATTCCAAGTAGTAGTTAATTCGATAGCTTTCTTTTTCATTGTATATTCTCCTTTAATTATATTGTAAATTTAATTTTTATATAATGTACTTTGCTTGGTAATTTGGTTATTTTGATTTTACGCATTTCCTAAATAATTTTCCTCCTTTCTACTTACTCTAATTTAATATTAGCACCCAAAAATGAATAATGCAAGAGTAATTTTAGTATCAGTTTTCCACATGTGAAAAACCCCTCATGTTTAAGAGGGGCTTTCGGGTTAGTGATTTTCAGTTTCAGTATATATTCCGTGACGTGTGTAATGTTCAAATAATTCAATTAAAAGTTCACACTTTTCTTTAGAGCCTTCATATTCTACGTTTACGTCACCCATACATACATTTGGTGTTGCACCTATAATTTTTATACACTGACAAAGATTATCTATCTGAGCTTTGTTATCGAGTGTAGCCACACAATAGACACGCATAAAACCACCACCTTTCAATGTGCAAACAAGTTATGTTCTATCTTAATTATAACATATATGATATAATATAATTAGCCGATAGCGAGTATATCGCTGAAGGCAGTTTTAAAGTCGCTAGAGGCTATTGTTAAAGTTTAATAAGTGTCTGTGGGTCGTCCACGGTGAAGAGCTGTCCACAGAGCTGGTCTAACTGGATATTAGTGTTAAACTACAATAGTTTTCTGGCGACGAAATGGTATTTTATGGACGAAAAGATATATTATAATTATGATAAACTGTTCTCTTATCCGTTTTTATTTGCTTTTGTTATAGGTGAACGTGGTGTTGGTAAGTCTTTCGGGGCTAAGGTTGCTATGCTTAAAAAGTTTTTGAAAACAGGCGAACAGTTTATTTATTTAAGACGTTATAAGACTGAGCTTGATACAGCATTGAATAATTTTTGGGACGATTTGCAAGGTAACGGTTATTTTGAAGATTTAGAGTTAAAAGTGGTTAAGAGTAAAATGCTTACTAAGTTTATGTGTAATGGCGAAGTGTGTGGTTATGCTGTGCCTTTGTCCACTGCGAATATTTTAAAATCTACTTCTTTTCCTAAAGTTAAGACTATCGTATTTGACGAATTTTTATTAGACGGCGCATGTGGTACGTATAAATATTTGAAAAATGAAGTGACTATGATTTTAGATATTTACGAGACTACGTTTAGGCTCAGAGACGGTCAGATTATATTTTTAGGTAATGCTCTTAGTATCACTAACCCTTACTTTGCATATTTTGATTTAGATTTGCCTTATAATAGTGAGTTTAGAAGTTTTAAAGACGGCATGATATTGGTTAACTATATTAAAAATCAGGCTTATAGAGACGTTAAGAAAAATAGTAAATTTGGTAAAATGATAGACGGCACAGAATATGGTAGGTATGCTATAGATAATGAAATGTTACGTGATAATAACCACTTTTTGGCTAAGAAGCCGAGTAATGCCAAGTATTATGGTATGTTAATTGTAAATGGCTATAATATTGGTATTTGGGACGCACCCGACGGTTATTTGTATGTAAGTTCTAAGTTTGACCCGAATTCGCCAAGTAAATTTGTATGTGATTTTACCGACCATACCGAACAGACTATTTTTACAAATGCTAGAGAAAATATGTATTTGAGATTATGTGTGTCTGCATACAAGCAAGGTTTGCTCAGGTTTGAAAATCAAAAAATTAAAGGTGTACTTATTCCTCTTTTGAATAAATGTATAAGTTTTTAATATTTTGTGGTATAATTAAATTAGATAGGTTATACAAAACTTATCGCTCTTTCCTCTAACTACTTAGCACGGCGAGGCTAATTAAATCACAATCTAATTAAGTATCTTTTGTATTAGGTATCTCCGATTGTAATACCTTATGTACATAACACAAAATTCATTAATCTATTACTCGCCAAAGTCTTTCCTACCCCACCATGCCCACGGCGAGGGTAGGTTTTTGTTAGGGTTAGTTTTCCACAGGGTGTGGATAAGTTTTCCACAGTCTTGTTAGTTTCAATTTTTTATGTTGTAGTATGTGAAGTCCGTGAAGTCGGCTGTGAAGTTTCTTTACTTATTTAGTGGTTTATTGTTTAATATATTTTAAATAACAGAGGTGAGATTGATATAATTTGATAGTTTCAGCAAAATGTGTTGTAATAATTTTTTAACAGATAGGGGAAGTCGAAAAGGGGTTGGGGGGATACCCATT